AATACCTATTCACTAAGCTTAGAACTAAATCTGTGGGTGAAAGTGCTAAGATTGAATTGTCATGTACAAAGTGTGAAGCTCAAAACCCTGTAACTGTTCCAATGGACGATGTTGGTGTTAAGGGTGATATGAATACTCAAACTGCAAAGGTAGATTTGGGAAGTGGCATTAGCATCGATCTACAGTGGCCTCGTTATAAGACTATTGCAAACGACAAGACTGTTATTAGTGGTGGTGCAGAGGCTACCTTCTCTATGATTAAACATTGTATTAGTCACGTATGTACTGATGATGAGCGTATCAAGTTTGATGAAGAAAGCGTAAAAGAAAGAGATGACTTTGTCAACTCTATGACGAGTGAAAACTTTGGATCTATCAAAACCTTTATCGAAGCTATGCCCACACTGAAACATGACATCGATTTCAACTGTGTTGAATGCGGTCACAAGAACGAGTTTACCTTAGAGGGTATGCAAGATTTTTTTTAATATGTCTATCCCATAATAGTATACTTAATTACTATAAGAACAACTTCGCACTGATGCAACATCACCAGTATAGTTTAGATGAGATAGACGGATTGATACCATGGGAAAAGGAAGTGTATATTAGTATGCTTTCGGAATACATAAAAGAACAAGAAGAAGAACGGAAGCGACAGAAAAATGGCTGAAACCACTCTCAATGATGTAGTCAAAACCCTACAGAAAGGTCAAGCAAAAG